TAATCTTGCTACAGGACTACCAACAGTATAACCTACATCAGCGAAATTAACTAAATTAGTAAATCCCGCACTATTAGATTTTACAAAATCAGCGGAAGCAAATCCACCCAATCTATCAGAATTAGTGGCGGTGCCCCAAAATCTTGTACCATCGGTAGTTTGTCCTGGTTGTGAATCGTTATTTGTAGATGCAAGTGTTATGCCTCTATGTAGTTTAGTAAATCCCGAAGCAGTTAATCCAGTTTCAATACCACCGTCTATTGGGTTGACGTCTACATTACTGACTACAAATAACGTAGTGTTACCTACTAATGCTTCAACAATCGGAGATGTGCTACCATTTAATGCTCGCACAGTTCTAGATCTAACTTGTGTAGTCGAATATCCTGCGGCAACTTGAGGTCCAACTAGGGTATAATCAGTACCGTTCCATGCATTAAGTTGATTATTAACAGTATCAAACCAGAAATCACCAAGTGTTAGCCCAGTCGGGCGGGTCGCTCCAGTTTCTGCTCCACCAGTTGTACGGAATTTATTGCCGTCGAAGAATTTTAATTTGCTATTTGCACTATCAAACCAAACTTGGCCTGAAAGTGGTTTTGGTGGTTGTGTAGTATTAGCGAAGTTTTCTAGCAAAGCTACAAAATTTTCATTTTGTACTTCACCGTATCCTGCGTAATTCTTACCGATTAACTTAATATCAAGGGTACTATCAATAGTGCCATCAGCTACTACTGTAATTTGTGTCCCGCTATATCTATTTATGGTGTATGACATCTGGCTCAGTTCCTTATTCTTATATATTTATGCTGTTATATCTTAAATTTCTAGTAGGTTACAGGTCATTCTGATAGACCCAGACGCCGGTTTGCATTATAAACTTCCTAATTGCTGTTCCTGCGCCGTCTGTACACACTGCCCTACAGATAGAATCGTTCGACCATTCGGTATTTGGGAACAATTTAGCTAGGTATGTTGTTGCAATTTGAGCGTTAGATAGTCCGGTAGTTGTTAAACTTATAGCTACAGACCGTGTGTCTACATATTTTTTAGTAGCGGCATCTTGCGCAGAGGCAGGATCAGCTAAGTTACTTATTTTAGAACTACTTACGTTAACAACACCTGCACCTTTAGGATCTAGGACTATATTCCCATCCGCAAATGCTGGTGTGCTATTTGCTAATGTTACATTTCCGCTTAGATCAGCAGTTATTGATAGATTAGTTATGTTTAAAGATGTTAGCGTACCAACACTAGTTAAACTACTAGTAAGTATAGTAGGCCCAAGAATACCTGCTTCTAATATGGTCGTACCGTTAATCTTATAACCCTTGCTTGCTACTAGATTTACGTGTTCTGAACTATTCCAGTATGCTCCACCATTTACCCATGTAAACGTTTTATCTGTTGTACCTTTAAGGGTAAAGCCACCGCCATTGGCAGTTGAATCAGTTGGACTAGCGACACTACCTAATTCAATATTTTTATCATCAATACTAATAGTTGTTGAATTAATAGTTGTTGTAACGCCGTTAACTGTTAAATTACCTTCGATTATAACACTACCTGGAGTTGCAACTGTTCCTACATGTAGTGTTGCAGTTGGTGCTGAATTAAAAAGTCCGATATAATTATTAGTTGCGTCAACAAATAGTGCTGTTTGAGATGTTGATCCGTTTCTAGTGGTAATTTTAAAATTTTGACCAGATGTGTTTGACTTAATATTAAATAAAATTGCTGATGCATTTATCTCAGTATTTCCACTTTCACCTAATATTAACGGAGTGGCATTATTGATAGTAAGTGTTCCGGCTGTGGCCGAATCGTCAGTAGTTGATATAAAATTTTCTGCTGTTTTACTAGATCCATCTGCGGCCAATAATGTGTCAGCTTGTGAAACTGGTGATCTTAATTTGACTCCGCTAAATGTACTTGCATTAAATCCAACATATATTGTACCAGTATATTGAGATATTGCAGTGCTTGGAGTAAATTCAGTATTACTCCAAATACCTAATAGTGTTTGACCAACGAACAGACTTGCAATAGTATGAGTGAGTTGGTCAGTGCCAATAACACTGTCTACAACAAATCCTGATAGACCTTGGGCCGCTGTATAAACAGGGCCTGCTAGTTTAGTCGATGTACCATCGTTAAATCGTAGTTGTCCGTTATTACTATCAATCCAAATATCGCCTGCATTAATTCCGCTAGGGGAAGAAGCAGACACGATAGTGCCGCCGCTAACTTTAAAATTAACACCATCATATACTTTTAATCTATTTTGTGTGGTATCAAACCAAAGCTGACCAACAGTTGGGGATCTTGGTTGGACTGAATTAGCAAAATTTTCCAACAAGTATACAAAGTTTTGATTAAGAGCAGTGCCGTAAGCACTTGCACTTTTAGCTACTAAGGTAAGACTTGAGTGAACTTGATCGGTCGTACCGTCGACTAATTCTGTTAAGATTGTTCCGTTAGATTTGGTTATCGTATAGCTCATTGTAAGTTACCAGTAAAAATAATATAATTAATAGTCAAGTACGGATTCATAATATTTACCGCCTGGCCTAGTTGGGTTGAATCGGCCACGCTACCAGTTTTATCTATACCGCTAGCACCAGTTACTGCAACTTGTGGGCTGATAGTAGTTTGATAACCTGTACCAGGAACAGTATAGTAGTGTTTGTGATCTGGCAGATTTTTAACTAATAATGTAACTGTGTCTTTGCCTGTGCCGGTGCCGATATTATCAGCAGTAACGTCAGTAACTCTGTCAGCAGGGGCAGTGATTGTTTGTACGTTCTGAGCTACATTTAATCTGCTTGGTACACTTATTCCGTTGTTCATGCTGTCTTTGCCTAGTGCAAATCTACCTCTTAGGTCAGGCAATCTAAATGTGCCGTAGCCTTGCAACGGTTCAAGTGCTATATCTCTTATGTATACATCTCCAATGACATCATATAATAGTTTGTATGTTGTTTTAGAAACTTCTGCTCCGTCACATAAAACATACCCAACTGGCGGGGTAATTCCAGCAAATGGTAGGATTGCACCGATTGGCATTACTGGTAAATTCTGTTGTAATGATTTTTTAGTTACCTTTAATAAACCAATATCTTTTCGCTGGAATAAAAAGTAATCGCTGTCCCGGAGTATCGTGGCATCTGTTTGTGCAGAAATTGCAGTTTCATTTAATGTCGTTGTGAGAATTAACGAACCATTAACTGTTTGTCCGTCAAACGCTTGAGCGTTACTATCCAGCTGGCCTTGAAGCTTAAACGTTGTAGGGCTGGCTAATCTTCCGGCAGACCCAGTTACACTTCCATCTAATATACCTGAAAAAGATCCTGTAAATCCTCCGACAAACGCCTGTGCATATATATTTCTAAATCGGTGATTCGTATCACCGATATCATACTGTAGTGTAGTAGTTGGAATTATTGCTGAAGATCCGTTTGCGGTAGTAATATAAAGTTTGCCAGTTAAATTAATATCGTTAGCAAAAGTAGATTTTTTTGTTACTGACAAGCCGCCTAGTGTTTGAATACTTGCACCACCGGGATCGCCCGGACCTGTGCTGAGATCACCGACATTTGATGTTCCGTTTACAATCAATCTACCTAGTTCAGGTTTAGTAGCATCGTCTTTGATAATAATTGTGCCGGCAACGTCTAAAGTTGCTAGGGGATCTGCATTGTTAGTTCCAATACCTATTCTAGTTCTAGCATCGATACGCATTACTGTTTTAGTTATTGAATTATATTTCAACTTAAAATCAATTGCATCTCCGTTGTTTTTAGAATAAAATATTGTAGAAGTACCGTCAACACCTATGTTAAAACTTAGATCACTACCTATACTAAGTCCAGCATTTGCTCTAATATTAAGTGACGATGTACTTGTACTCGACACATCACCTCTTAGAAAGTTACTAGCCAGTACGCTAACACCATTGACTGCTAATGCTTCGGCTCTTTCTGAGGTTCCCCAAATTTTACTAGGAGACGTTTCGCTGTTACTGTCAGTTAATGATAAATTAAAGCCTTGTCGAATGAATGGAAACCCAGAAACAATTGATTTAGGCGTAAATGTATCTTTACTAATAATAGCTACTCTATAATTATTAGTATCAGTTATGCTACTGGAAGCACCATAAAAACTTATCACACTATGAGTAACATTATTAGTGTCAACTATAGATTCTACTATGGGGCCAGTTTGTTTTCCTGCACTATATTGAGGTCCTACTAGTAACCAGTTGTTTCCTGAATATAGATATAGTTGACTATTATTTGTATCAACCCACAAGTCACCTTTAGAACTACTAATCACTTCAGGAGCTACTCCTGATTTCTTTAAAGAACCTGCGGCGGACCAAGCGGTGCCGTCATATACATTTAAAAAATTAAGAGTATTATCATACCACAACTGACCTTGAACTGGGTTAGCAGGCGGGTTATCTGATGGGCTTGCAAAATTTTCTAGTAAGTGTAAAAGATTTTCAGCAAGGACTGGAGCAAACCCTTTATAATTTTTGCCGATAAGAGTCACTGAAGTTTGATTATTCAATGTTTGATCAGCGACCACTATCGCAGGTTTGCTAGGATTAGTAATTTCAGTAAATCTAACTTGATAAGTCATAGATTATACTCCTGCTAAGCCAGTTAAACTTTGAATACGAACTGTATAATCAATTTGTATTAAACGATTTAATGATTTTTGTACAGGGTGGAATATAACATGAGTCAATAACAGGCCTGTGCCAGATGCATTATAGCTTTTTAACCCTAGTTCATCAAATACTAATCCGGTTGTTGTTGAGGTAGCATTGTCAAATGCTTGTTGACCTGCGGTATTTCCATCGCCGTAATCCAACAGACAAGTTACAAACAGATCTGTATAGTTTGTGCCAGTAACATGTCGAGCTTCTGTATAGTTACGTGTAGGATCGACATTATTACTACTGCGTTCATCTACAACTTTTTTAAATTGTTGACTGTACAAACTTGCATTTGCACCCGAACTGTTTGGTGTTAGGTATGTGATAATACCTGTTGGATCTACTGAAGTTCCGCCACTACCAAATGCCATTTCGTAAACAAAGCCGTTACCACTATTAGATAGCGTGTTAGCTAATGCTATACTCATATTTTCATAGTGTATAGCATTACGTTTGTTGACATAAATTTCATTGGAAATGGGATCGAAGATCTTTATATGACCTTCTATATGAACTCCCGTTAAGTCTTTGCTCTGCATAGTGATGTTCTCTTTATCTTATATTTATCAATGATAATTAACTGCTAGTTTAATCGCATTAACCATATCTTCGTATTCTCAATCTCGGATACATTGCGCCGGTAGCGGGTCGGTCTTTGTATCTAGTCATTGGCGAAACTGTTCCCGTTACTGGTCGCACAGCTAGGTAATACAAATATCTGTTATTTGAGTTATCACCTAGTGATGTGTAATCGCCAGCAAGGCCGCCGGTTGATCCAATTTGATTCTTTGTTGAGTTAGTAATCAAATGAGTCAGTGCTTCTGATTGACGCATATTAGGATATTGCTCTAATAAACATGCTAAGTATCCAGCTACCTGCGGGCCTGCCATACTAGTTCCCGATATGCTTCCTATTTTATACGCAGAATCTCTAGTGTCATTAGCAAGGACAATTCCATATTCTGTAGCGGCTGCTGAATCTCGAAAACTGGAAACAATATTACTTCCCGGAGCCCATATATCAACCCGCTTGCCATAGTTGCTAAAAGTACTTTTATATTCTGAAACAGTTGTGCCGGCTGACCCTACACAAATTACTTGAGCGGCTGACCCTGGAGAAGAGCCTCGAGTAGGAAAATATGTAAATCCACCAGCAACAAAAGAATTATTATAATCTGCAAGATCCGACGTAGCCATATTCCAGTAACTATTTCCAGCACTTGCTACTACAATAACTCCGTCTGCAATAGCATCTTGGATGTCAGCTTCAACCCCGGCACTTCTTGCGGGGGTTGCATATAGATACGTGCTGGCCGGAACTGGGATTCCGTTGTCTTGTAAAATCGTTCGCTTGGCTGCATCAGTGCCGGACAGTGCAGTAGTAGTACCTCTATAAGTTACACTAGTTATACCACTTAAAGCAATATTGTTATATGAGTATCCCCAGCTGTTGTTTGTCACTGTTGGGTTACGTTTCCCAGTTGCAGAATTAACTGGTTTAGAGTTGTGAAAAGCTCTAATATAATCAAATATGAATACAGACCAGTCAGCGGCGGAGCCGGGAGGGCCGTTGCCGCCTGCATAGTTAAACTCCATATTGTAAATATTTGCATCGCTTGCCCAGCCCTGAGTATTTCCGGCAGTAATGCCAGTAGTGTGTGTTCCGTGATTGCTTGAACTAGCACTATAACTATATGTTCCTGTAGAAGCATATCCTAATGCGGCGCTATGCTGGAACCAATCATATTGCACAGCTCTAGATCCGCCAGTACCGTCTGGATTTACAGCAAACTCTGGATGATTAAAATTTATGTGTGCATCAACTATTACAGCATCTACATTTTTTCCAGAACTAGTAGTAGTAATTGTTTGTGTTGTTTGGGTAAAAGAACCATTAGTTCCCCATGTTGCTAAATTTGATCCTGCTGTACATCTGAGCAATCCCCAGTTCTTATCGTTGGCATCAATGGTTGAACTTTTTTCAAAATTGCTAGTTCGTATCCCATGAGGAACTGCTGATATGCCTTGCAGACTAGGCATTAATTCTACAGCAATAACTCTAGGATCGCTACGTAGCTGTTCAGCTTCTTCAGTAGTTAACAAGAAATGAGTATTTCTACTAATCTCCCTGCGTTGAGTTACCTCTACTGCTCTGTCAGGAATATAGAGATCACCGCCAGGAGTTTCTAAATCGTCAAGCAGAGACGTAGCATCGTCCATAGTATTTGCTGTAACAATATATTCTTGAGTATCAGACATATTATGCTTCCAACTGTAGTACTGTTAATGTAGCAGTAATTGCCGCGGCAGCGCCGGAAAGATTTGTAATGTTTACTGGGATAGTTGTAGTAGGCGAACTTTCACTGTTAAACCCAAATGCTCCTGGACTTATAAGAATTGTCTGCGCACTAGTTGTGATTACTTCAGCAATAACTCCGGCACTAGGTAACGGATCGATAGTAGATGCTCTCGATGCATCAGCAGTTCTAGATGCGGCGTCTGAATATATTCGGACCCAGGCTGCTGCCGATGTTTGAATTTTTAATAATGCATAGGATTTAAATCCAGTAATATCTGCATTAGCATTGGCATTGTTAGCTATACTTGCAGTGGTAGCCGACACTGTTGTTCGAGATACTAGTCCAGCCACTGTTGCCCAACTTGCGTTAGTGCCGTCAGTAGTTAAATATTTTCCGCTATTACCAGTTTGTGTTGGTATCGTGCCGCTAGGTGTTCCCCAACTAAGTACTGTACCATTAGTAGTTAAATACTTGCCACTGTTACCGGTTTGTGTTGGTGTAGCATCGACAGTAGCCCAACTAGTAGATGTTCCATTAGTTGTAAGAAATCTTCCACTGCTGCCTGATTGAGTTGGTAGGACTTTTGTTTCACCGAGACTTGTGATCCAGCTAGGATCTGCATAGCTGCCAACAGTAGTAACTCCGTTCGTTGCTATAATTGTGCCGGTTAACTTTGATACTGCTAGACTTGTAATCCATGCAGGATCTGCATAGGTACCAGAGGTAACTACACCGTTTGTTGCCACTACTGTTCCAGATAATTTTGATCCTGCTAGACTTGTAATCCAGCTAGGATCTGCATAGGTACTAGCACTCGATACTGCATTAGTAACTTTGCTAACAGCCAATGAAGTTAACCAGGCAGGGTCTGCTTGTACTGAAGTTGTTAGCACAGCATTAGTAACTTTACTACCTGCTAGACTTGTGATCCAACTAGGATCTGCATAGCTTCCGTTAGTATAGACTCCGTTAGTTACTGTGCTAGCATTACCGATAACCACATCTGACCAGCTAACAGATGTTCCGTTAGTTGATAAGAACTTTCCAGTTTGGCCAGATTGAGAAGGATACGCACTAGCTGACGGATTTGCCCAACTTAATGTGGATCCGTTAGTTGCTAAAAATAAACCACTATTTCCAGTTTGAGTAGGAATTTGAGAAGTACTGTTTGCATATAGTTCAGCAAAATTTGCATTTATTTTTATTGCACCTGACCGAAGAGTATCCCCAGTGCCGTCATTTGCAGTTGAACCTGCGTTTAAGAGTTGTTGCGCCATCTTGTTATCCTTGTTTATCGAATGTTATACTACTCGTATCGAGTGTTCCGTTATTACTATCAAAACTTGTTGCACTAAGAACTGTAGGAACACTTGTTCTTAACGGAGAATAGCTGATTCCAGGAGTTGCTTTTAAGAAATTACTAATCTTACTATCATTATTTAAGCCAATATCCCAATTAATTCCAGTGCGTTTTATAACTGTTACACGAGTTCCCACACGCAATGGTGTAAGCAATGTGATCTTATTAGTGATACCGTCTACTGTGAAATCTGCAGAAAGTATTATATCACCTTCTGGACTATTAGGAGCGATATTACTATTATGCATTGTATATGTACGTTTACGTAATCGAATATTTCCAATAAAAAACATGTATACTAAATTAGCAGAAATCTTTCTAGCTATAATAGTTCCATCTTGTTGTATTGTATTAACTACGTCTCCCCATGTTGAGCCGCTTGTATGATTTACTGTCACTTTGTAAGTATAGCTAGCATATGAAAATATAGTTCCAACAAAATAATTAGTATTTGGTAGCCATTCTGATATATCGTAGCCGCCAACAAATACTTCAATTTCGTTTACGTTAGCAGGAGTATAGGACAACGGAATTGTTGTTGTGCCGTCAGATACTATTTGCTCAGTTAAAGAAGTGTCAACATAAGGTATAGTTTCGCTTGGTCCTATATCCTGCACTATTGAACTGCTTACATGTTTGTTAGGGATTCCAGTGCCTAACGTGCCTCGGCGAATATTACTCAATGTATTACCGGTCAACACAAAATATTCAATTCGTTCACCTTTGATTTCAATTACGCCTGGTTTATTTTGTGAAAGATTAGGTTTATCAAAATTACTAGCATCAGCAACTACAATCTGTAAATCATTGAAATTTAAATCTTGTACTAGTGTTGTTTTCTTATTGACACTTAGTCTCTTATAATGTACCCTATTAAGCATATCTTTAAATTGCATATAAGCAACACCGGCAGTGATAATGTTACTACTAAAAGTAATTAACATAAATTTATCATTTAATTGCGGAGATACTGCTAGCGTAATACTATCTTTACTATCATTGACTTTGTAATCAACAGTTGGAGATAGTAATATATTATTTTTTGTTACCCATACATATCCGTCATCTATTACTGGTCTTGATAACACTAGTCGTCCACCGGCAATATCTTTGTAATAATAGTACTCTGGAGTATCTGCTACAACTGACTGTGAGAAAGATACGCTAACACTTGTTCTATTAATATCCAATATATCATGCTGATATGAACTAATAATTTCTATAAGATTAGAAGATGTGTATGCTTGAGCAAAAACAATACTACCAGCTACAGGAGTTATTGTAGTTTCGTGGGCTATTGAATAAGCGCCTGGATCTAATGCATACTGTAATGTAATCGATGTTACAGTACTAGCAGTACAGGTATACGTTCCGTTATATAATGGATTAGCATTTCCAGCTATGATATAATTTACACCAGTTAACGGTGGAGTATCTTGTTGGGCAATCCTAAATGTTGCTTGATATGGGCCGGTTCCAGTTTTTCCGGTTGATAATGTTATAGTGTTTTGTGTTGGCGGATAGTAAATATATCCTGCGTCAGCTGAAACTATTATAACTAACTGTTTTCCTTTGTTTAAATTATAAACACGTTTATTAATCTTTACAGTAATACCGTTAAGATCAACAGAATAGTCAGCACCTACTTTTAGTAATTTACTATCTGCTAGCACTGTTATATCTGATGAATTCAAAGATCCTGGGGTAAATGTACTTGCACCGATCGAGTAGTTTAATTTATTGCTTCCAATCGTATAATATGTGTTACTTGGTCCGGGTAGAATTGTTTGATCAACTCTAACTATAATACTAGCTTCATTCGGTAGTGAGTTTCCAATAGGGTAAGTTAATGGAAAAGTAGTCGCTGAAACTGTAGGTATAATTTTTTCAGTAGCAGTTACCGCAAATGTCTGTTGAGTGCCGCTAACAATAATATAATTAATTAAATCTCCGATAGCGGGCGCCGTGCTAAATCTAATTCCTACTCTATTTGGGCTTTCGTAGGTAGTGTCTGTTTTAAATAATTGAGCAATTACTGCTTTTCCGTTTAGATATATTAATGATGTAATCTCAGCTAGCCACGGCGCTTTAGTAATAAATTCAACCGTAGTTCCGTTGCCGGTTGTGTTATCAAGATCTAAAATATTTTTACCGCTAAACCCAATACTAAAAATACTGACTGTTTGCCCGGCTGTTGGAACTACAACAAACTTTATAGTTTTAGTCTTATAGTCAACTGTGTAATCTGTAGCGTATGTCTTAATGGTATTACCAATTTTAACAATAACAGCTCTTGGACTATTAGGAGTTTGTGATATAACAAAACTCGATTGTGTTCCATTAGAAATGTAATTGTCAATTTTTACCGAAGCAGATCCTGAATTTGGTTGATCATATACTTTAATAGCTACTGAATCAACTACTTGTCCTGGAACTACTTCTTCCGGTGCTGGACTTGAAGTCGGTGTTACAAATCCGTCACCGTCAAGTATAATATCATCGGCTGCTAATCCAGTTGCTGTTGCAAATGCCCCAGTTATAGTTTTAGAAGTGTCGCCGCCGCTTATCGCTGAATCGTAGTCAACTTGCGGAGCAACAGATCCATCACTTGTGCTCTTTCTCCAAATAAACTCATCTTTATTATTAACTACAAAAGTGTTTGGAATCACAAACGTACTAGTCAATCCGGTACCTGTTGGTGATAGCATGACAGCCGCATTGTTAGTTTGATTAACTGTTCCGAAAAACGGATCATCAATTCTGATCGATGTTGCTGGACCTTCGATTGACAATACAGTACCGGATGCTAACGGTGTAGCTAATGTGATGGTACCGGTTGCATAAACTGTTAAGTCGATTGGCGTTACTAATACTCGAGAAAATGTTATAGCTGAGTTATTAGGGATATTAGCTATTAAAATTTGATCTAGTATCAGTGTAGTACTGTTGACAATTGTTTTAATTTTAGCATTAGAATTAAATGCGTTAACTGCTGTGCTAGTTACTATATCACCAAGTCGTAATGAGGAGGTGTTTGAAACTAGTATTGTACTAGACCCGGCAGAATTGTTAACAAAATCTAAAGTCGGGCCAATGGCTGATATCGGCGCTTTGTTGATTCTTAAGGTGGTTGAATTAACTATCTCTTTTACTATGTGTAATGAATTAAAACCTGCTCCTATGATACCCATTCCAACAACAATACCAGTTGTATCTAATACCTTTAGACTAGTTCCGCTATTACCCGAGCCAGTAGTCTTAGTAACTACGCCAGTTGAGGTAACTGAAAAAGAAGCAGTAACAATTGGTCGAGTGTTAGTAATATTATACTTGTATTGGGTTTGTGTTCCGTTAGACGTGTAGGTATTTACAATATTTTTTATATAGTAAACATTGAGCACTGCTGTTGTTGCAGGAACATATGGCAAAGTAAATGAATGAGTATTTGCCGGAACTACGGTTATGTAATCATCAAATCCATCATCAAATTCATCCCATGAATCAGTTCCGTAACCGTTTGAATCCCATCCGGTACTAAGGTCAAAGTTTAAACCATCAACAATGACTCCACCATAATCAATACCGGTCATTAGCTGAGATAAGTCTTTACCTAAATCTCCAGATCGCGGGTTATAGTAATACTGAATACGGTCGGCAGCATTTAATAATGACCAGTCTTTCAAGTACGTTATTGAAATAACTGAGCCGACTGCCGGCGCTGTAGTAAATTCTAACAGGCCACTATAACTAGTATATCCCTTGGTGGTAGATTGTATGATCTTTAATTTGTACAAATCTCGTAATACTAATGCTCCATTAATAGTAACACTTGATGTTCCTATTCGTATGTCCGGAGCCCATGTTAGTGTAAATTGATATAGACCACTTGCTCCGGTTTTTATTTCTGTTTGCTGTAAGGTAGTTATAAAATAGGACTGGGTAATTCGATCGAATTTTATTTTTATTAAATTAGATCGTACAACATTATTACCGATTATTGATTCTGAACTAGTTCCAATTATAGCAACTGCTCTTGCAGAAATTCCATCGGCAGCTAGGCCGCCGGCAAATGTAATCGTCGGAGCTGACAAATATCTCTTACCATTTGTTAATAGTATAATTCTGCTAACTGACCCGTTGGATACCAGTGCGGTTGCTGTTGCGCCTGTTCCTGCACCATTAGAAATAATCACTTTAGGTTCCGAAATATAGCCAGAGCCTGCACTTACTAACTCGATAGATGTTACAGTGTAGCCGATATTATCTAGCCAGTGTTTCCACGGATATGTTGTTACAATAGGGTCTGCAACGTTAATAGTATTATTACTAATCGAAGTTAGAATCGATGAGATGATTTTATTTTCATATGCTGACGGCAAATCAAAATCAGTAATAGATGTTTGGCTAGTGTCAATTTTATCATAAGAACTGATATATTCTCGAATGTTAGTTCTATAAGGTTTAACCTCATTAACATAATCTTCAAAGTTACTTAAATTATCGTTGCGATACGTTACTGGTTGTTTTAATTCGCCAACATTATGTTTTGCTTTGATAAAACTAGTTTTAAAAACCCAATCAATATACAACTGTTCTGTGAATATATAACGTATGCTGACAAAAAACAAATCAAGATATGCACTAGATAAGTCATCAATAAAAATATTATCTCGTAATGCGGTTAGTATGATTCTTAACTCGTTTGACGCAACTGTATCAAACATTGTTCCGTCATAAGTTGAAGCATCATATCCAACTGGTGTTCCTGAGAAACTATATAAATCAGAATTAAGTTGAATAGTTCCTTTCTCTATACCGACTATCTTATATGACTGTGTCCAATCAATACTGACTGAGTTTGCATATTTTACCAAAAGCTGCCAGCCAGATGTTCCACTGTATCTCACAATAACTAATTTTCCGATAGCTACAGAATCTGATATTTGAGATAATCCCGAGTAGGTATTTACAGAATAATCTGCGGCAGTAAAAGAGCTATAACCAGATGCATACCAGTCGACCTTAGACCAATAATCAGCGGTATTATATGTCTTAGTTCTAATTCTTGACCAAAGCAAACCGACCGGATCGTATGAATAAATGCTCCAGTTATTTGATGCATTTTCGTCTTGATATACTAACACTGAATAATCTCTAACTAATACTAGTGTGCTATTATCATATCCCGATCCAGCATTTAAAATAGTTGCACCTATGATCTTTCCAAGCCCGTCGGTACTAATTATAGTTCTAATTTTTGCATCGGCACCTGATCCAAATACATCAATATACGGTGCAGAAACATAGCCTTGTCCCGAATATGTTATAACAATACCTGTTATCTTTCCGTCAATTATCGTCGGTGATAGTATTGGACGTTTAAATCCTCCAACATTGGCATAGACTAATTCTGCGGCTGTATCAGCCGTGGTGTCATATTTTCCGGAAATTAAACTTGGATAATCCTCCGAAGAGCTTAATGCTGATATATCTCTGTTTTCAACAATTTGATTTTTTAGTAAAACTGCATTTGCTTTTTCTACTACCTGTTTAAGAGCTTCAATACGATTTATAAACATTCCCTGACGTGGGCGATTTTCGATACCATAACGTAATTTAATCGGAAGGTTAATATCCGGTACTACTCTATCGTAGTCATCTTTACCGCATAGACTATCAAACCATTTCTTTTCAATATTTTTAGGAATAGTTGTGCTAGTAGACGAATTAATTAATTTCCACTGGCTATGTATATTTTGATCAGTTTTATCTATTGTCCAGTATTCTACCGACAACACAGTATCTGTATCAGTTAATAATGATTTAGTATTAACTAAGCTAAAAGAATTTAGACCTGTTATTGCAATGTAGGTATATCCTTGTCCTCTAGGATTTGCAATTAAGTTAGATACCTCAGCGGCGGAAATGTGTCTGCCTACTACATTAGGAACAATTTTTTTATTTTTTACCCAATAACAATATGTATTTTTAAATGTTTGACTTATTGTATCATATTTCTTTTTTACAGAATATGCAGTATTTCCATATAATGATACTCCGCTAATTCCTTGAGCTAGGCCAACTTCGGTATCAGTTCTCTTATCCCATTCTGCTGGAAGCAATGTAGTTGATACCCATTCATATATATCAATACTTGCTCCGTGTGCTAGAGTGTTCCATGTGCTGTTTCGGTAGGATATTGATGAATCATAACTTTCTATGAATTTAGCAGTACGTAAATCCCACCATAAGGCACCGACTTGGTCAGTGGTCCATTGGGCATTATCATCAACAGTAACATCTGTTCCTACTGAATATATTGCCGGGTCATAAAAAGTAGAGTACTTTATTTCTTCGGCAGCAATGCCTGGAATTTTTCCTTGTAATGGATCAATAACATCAAGTTTTTTTAGTAACTGGTCTGTAGTTTTATTATATAGAAATACTTGTTTGATCTTATAAGGATCTGGTTTGTCAATTTCGATATCTTTAATTGTCCAAGAATATGTATTTGTATTTTTAATATAGTTATAAACTTTACCTGAACGCAACCCTTGATCAATTGTAAATGGTGCTCCGACAAATACACTATTATTACCAACTGCAATTGCTGATCCGTATCCAGAAGCAGTTCGGGTATCAGCAGATAATGTTTCACTGAATACCCAATTTGATGAGTATCTATCGTATATGTCTACACGCCCAGTATCTGTATTAGTTGTTACAAAATTTGTAGATTTCTTATCAAAGGTAGTTGCATTTCCTGAGATAGTCGGATGTAATACCTGATCGTAATTAAATGTTAATTCTACATCAGTATCTCCGTGTGTACTGTAAACAACTAATGTTTTAGAATCATTCATGAACGACATTTCGCTACCAAATCTTCCATTTATCTGAGGTTGATAATTTACTAAATTTTGATATAGGCTGTATGTAGATCCGTTAGATTTATATACACTAACTCTACCTTGTTGAATAATACTAGTACCATCTGTTAAATCGTCTGATATTGCTAGATATTCGCCGCTGTCAGACAGCGACACCGCTTGTCCAAAATTATAATCAATTCCTACAAGTGTTTGCGTAGGGATTGTACTAAACGTTCCGGCAGACTTTTTGTAGATATAAACTTTACCTGCAACTGAGCCTGCTGAAGCAGATATACTTAATACTGTAGTATCAGTACTTAACGAAATTGCATTTCCAAAGTTACTTTGATTTGTTTCACCGGCATAAATTTTAGATAAGTCGTGTGCCCAACTTATAGTTACAAATTTTATAATGCCGCTAGGCTCTGAATCAGGACTGCCACTTAACAATACTGTGTTCATCGGTGTCACTTGTACTACTGTACGAGTTAGCGATGTTGTAGTATCAGAAAAAGTAACATTTAAAATATTTGATAGATCTTGCTCAGCTTGTACTACTACATACCCTCTATATGTTGAGGTTAGATCGTAATAGATTGAATATACTTGTGTAGGGAATGTTACATTTGTTCCGCTTACATACATACCAACTTTAACTGCTGAAATGCTATCGCCAATAGCAAAAAATAGTTTAGTTAAAGTATATGCAACAGTTTGGCCAGATTTAAAACCTGTGCCAATAACGGACATATTAGACTGCACTCCAGCAGTTGAAGTAACTGCTAATATGCCAAATTCACTACCAACTGAGTTATACATTGTAGAAACACGTTCTATCGTAGTATAGTTTAGCTTGTAAACACGACCTCTATTAGTATCGTATCCTAGAGCAGATACATATAGCTCGTTATCTCCGAATACTAAACTTGAACCAAATCGTTCATTAGTTTGAAATAGTGGACTTAGTATAGTATCAACTGGATCATATAATCCGTTCGGATTTCTTTTATATAAACTAACTGCGCCGTGCAATGTTCTATTAGTATTTGTTCCGAATGCGTCTGTTTTAAGATACGGTAATAGTTCCCATACTATATTATTACTTGTCGGGTTAATCCCAACAACGCCAGACTGTAGTGTTTGATAGTATACATTACCTATTGAAACAATATCGTCAACTGCATAAGTTACAGAATTAGACCAGACTCCGACTAGCTTAGTAGATGCATAGCTGACTAATGGGGAACCGATGGCAAACCATGCGCCGTCTGGTGAGAAGGATGCGGCGTCGCCGACTCGTGCGGTTGGATTAGGGTCAAACCCAGAGACTTCTTTAGCAATAAACGGTTTAGATAATACTTGCTGTTGCACCCATGCTAGGCCAGAACGTTGGTATATAATTGTTTCTGCCAGGCCATTCAATATTGCTACAACATTCCCAGATTTACTGATAGCTAATGTTTTTCCGTATTTTAATTCAGTTATAGGAAGAGAATTTTTAATATCGACTTCCGAATACACTGGATTGTAGATCCACGATGCCCATTTTCCAGTTCCGCTATCATCAGTCCATAACAATTCTCCTGGAGACAGTGATCTAGATGCCGCAGTATCGATCGTGTCGATAGATGATGTTCTACGGCTGATCAATGCATACACAATTAAATCGCTAGCAGGTGTCCATGTAGGAAGTGCGCTAGTAGGTGGCGTTAGCGGCCAGACTGGAATAGTAGCTGAGACTGTAAATGCATTTAATTCAATCGACGTAATTTTATAAAATCCGTTTAATCCTGTAACTCCAGATAATCCAATATATGTTCCTACGGATAGTGTTATTAAATCTTCACACTTAATAGTAAGAGTTTTATTAGGAATACTATACACAACACCTGCATTTAATTCACCTTCTAATACACGCAAATTAAGATCTGTATATTCGTAAACATTCCACGAAGTGTCTTCAAATGTACACCAAATGTAATCACCGTTATTAAACAAGTTAATATCAGCTGTTAGTACTTCATCAATTGATTTAAAAGTGAATGCAATATCGCTTTCTCTTACATAACCCGCACTTCGTAAGTAAGGATTATAATTTTGTAATTTAGGCCAAGGTGCAGAAACATAGCCTAATGGTTTTATATAAACACTAGCTGGTGCTTGTCTAATAATAAAATCATAATAGTTAGTCGAAGCAATCTGATTTACTAGTTCAAATCCTTGCGGGTTATTTTTAAATAACGACTCATCTAAAATAAATTCAATATTTTCAAATCCAGAACTAGCGCCATATTGTCCTGATCTTACAGCCCACTCTTCGTAAAAGTTTAAACTTTCTTTTCCGTCGGCGCTTAATACATCAAACAATTTATTAAGTACATTTTGTGTACCTTTTTCACGAATCATTCCTTGATAAAATTTAAATTCGCTAACGTCATCCTGTATAATATTTTCAAGATACTGTCGCTTTTGATAACCAATAAGATGTTGAGCTACTTTTTGTTGGTTAATATCAAAGTTATCACTATCTAAATTATAGAAATCAGTAAATTGATTTGCTTTGTAATTCCAATTTGGTAGTAATTGTGCTTTTGGTTGTTTGTCAAGTTTTACCCAGTCAGATATATTAAACGCTTCAGTACCTGATAGGAAATGAATAGCACTATAATAAAAATCTTTATACTTGACAATATCCCCCAATGCATAATCTTTCCATGCGGCCCAAGAATCAACGATAGCCTGATCAAATATAAATCCTGGAATATCAAAGCCGCCATACCAGTTCTCACTCACATATCCTGATACTTTAATTCGATCTTGTTTGTAACCGCTCGGTGGGTTATAAATTGTATCATTAAACATGGTAGTATTTTTAAGAAGTACTACTTGTTCTTTTTGTACTAGATAAAATGTTGCACAATAAATCCCATCATTAGATTGAGGAGAATAGGTAACATAATTTTCTTTTCTATATGACTGAAGGAAATCAGAATTTAATGGTGTGCCATCTACTTTAAATATTTCATAGCCGTTAAATGCATTTCTAATATCATCTATTACACATAATTTTGTATTAAAAGTTAATTTTCCTGCAGACGGACTTAGACTAATAACGCTACTGCCAACTGTGCTTAATCCTTCTAGCTTGATAAAATCTTCTTGATCAAATATTGCAGAACCCGGAGCAGTTATAATAGCTTTGTAATAATCTCCGTTGTAGCGCAAGATAGAATCAAATACGATCGGAGTACCCGGTGTCCACTCTGCCCATTTATCTTGTCCTGATGACCAGTTTTGAGTTGTCCAGAATAAGAATTCTTTACCGCTAGTTTCCCAGTTGGCAATTGCATCTAGGTTAGGATTATAGTCGTCAAAAACAAATCCTTGATCTTTTAACCATTCACCGTATCCGATAATTACATCGTATACTTCTTGTATAGTATCAAATTTAGTTCCGTATGGGATTCTAATCGATTCACTTCTGTCCCATAACTTACGTGATATAACAGTTCTTCCACCAATGATAGGAATTGATTTTAATGCTTGGAAGTAAGATGCTTTAAATGTTCCAGTATCAGTATGAGTGACCTGTACTCTGTAATAAACATTATTGTACTTAACAATAGTGCCGGCAGCATATTGCTGATTAGCAGTCCACTGTGAAAATCCTTCTGAGATGCCACCTACGTTGAGAGGATTGCCAGATTGTACATGATTGTAATAATTAAAATATGGCTGAGTTAGGCTATAACCTTTTAATTCATAACCGTCAGATAATTTTGTTACTAAAATTCCACTGTATGTGATTTTCTTAAGGGGGCTTGAGCTGTTTAAGACAATATCATAATCTTCCTGTGGAACAAATATGCTGCCTGAACTCAGCGGGGTTTTGCTATCTAGTAATAAATTGAATTTTTCTTTACTGCTGAAAGCTCCAATACGATAGCTAAGTTTTGCTGACAAGTTTAATAAATCATATTTGTAAGAAGTGTAAGATTTTAAACTATCACTTAAGATATAATTTACAATATAGTTGATAATTCCTGCTGTTTGCACCCGAGCAGAACTTGTAGAAATATTAGGTAGGACTATATCTGACGGTCGTATACGTCGATTTGTTTCTTTATATACAAGTTGTCCTGTTAAATCTCTTACAATTCTTGATCGATCTAATACTAATCCAAAAGTTTTAGATGGGGTTAACAACATAGAAGTTATTAGTATGCTAAACGGATAGTGACTACTTCTTCTCCAGGCTGCTTCAACCGGACTGTTATCACCGAATACAAAATCATTATTTGTTGATGGGGTAATTATACCTGATACCACATCAGACTGAAGTGGGCTAATTAAAACGCCTGATTCGTCTACTGGTAGGTGAGCTAACAACCATGGCTTAATATATTGAGATAGTACAGTTGGAGGCACACCAGGCTGCTTAACTACACCTTTTGAGATATCTGTCCATAGTATGGTATTGTTACAAGTGTATGGTGCTGGACCATATGTATCTTGCCACCAGTTAGGCTCAATTGTAAAACCTAGCATCTCCCAAGGACACAAATGTGGACGATCAGTGTTATACATCCAAGTGTAAATACCTCTCCAGTATGCAGGTGCATCCTTTCCGTCTGGAGTAGCGTGTCCTTTGTAATTGTATGTAAATGAATTTGTTCTATCGTAACTTAGAGGTTTAGAAAAATCTCTATTAATTGAAGATGTCCATTTATAAAAACTCGGGGCAAGAGTTTGATCAAATTCTGTTCTACTGTAAATTTGATCGTGTCCGTAGCTCGGAATAACATTAAAAATGTCATATATTTTAGGATCGTATTCTACCTTAATGTTATTAAAGATTCTTTTTTCTAATTCTAAAATAATATTATCTCGATAGTCTCCAAATGCCAACGTTAGACTTCCGTCATGTCCTTGAATCATCATTCTAGGAGTAATCAATGTAGTGTCAAGATAAATTTTAGGTTCGTATTTTGGCCATATACCTAGTTTAGTCGGAGTCTCTGGCACAAAACTTCCGTCAGTATTATCATATTCGTAAGTTGTAATAATATTTCCGTTAGCCATTTGTACTTTATCTGCAATGATTACAAACCCAGTCTGGTCAAAAGTATACTCGCTATTGTGTATTAACTGTACTCCGTTTAAGTATACGCCAACTGCTTTATTACTCAACGTAGCCAATGTAAAAATATTAGTTAGAGGATAAGTTTTAATTCGATAATCAACAACTTTAATATCTGTTCGTACAGCAGAGCCATAGGGAACCATATCACTAAAATAATATGGCAAGTTAGTTGGTTTATCTTTATTAATCTTATCTAAGATTAAATCTACTTGCTTTGCTGGGGTAGAATCTACTCCTAGTTTTTCTGCAATTGTCAAGACTATTTTCTTAAAATTATTGTAATCTTCTCTTGCTTTTTCTATTGATCGTACTATATTGTTTGTCTGAGAAGTAATATGATAAGTCGATAGACTTCCCGGACCACTATGCTGTACAAACTTAGTGCCGTATTGAGTTATACTGCCTAGGTCTCTAAGATTTACATAATCGGGATCAGTTGTTATATTACCAACTGTAGTTAACGGAGTATGTTGATCAGGATCAGGCGGAACCAATGCCAGCAAGGCCGGCGGTATGTTTTCTATTATTGAACTAACATGATCCTTTACCTCTCCTAGTGTAAAAGTAGTAACATAATCATTAAGAGGATTATTTTGAAAGTTTAACGGTATTTCATAATAGCCGTTATTGTTAATAGGCTGTGATGCATATGCTTTAATTGTTAGTACTTGAGAATCAGTTAGAGGATTAACTAGCTTGACTGATTTATAAAAAGAATTTGTAACAACAGACCAGTATCTGTTGTCTAATAACACGCCATTAATATAAACTTTAACAACTAGGTCACTTAATTTTGATATGTCATCAAAAATATCAATATTGAAATCGTATTTGATGCTTGAATTTTTATAAATTCTGACGGCGGCTTGTGTATTTGCTACTTCACAAGTCTTCCAGCCGTTAATATAAATTGGATTTCCGATATAATCCTGACTTACTAAGTAGCCTAAATCTGCCCTAACGGTTGCTACACTAAGATTGTTTTTCTTATAATCAAATGTATCTGTAGTTAGATCAAAGCTGAAAACTATATCACCAATATTATTAATATTTTTATACGTTAACGGAAATCCCAATACAGCATCAGCGGTACCGGTAGACGATACTTTATAAGAAAACAATTTTGTGCCTACAAATGTTGATCCTGGATAATATGAAATATCTCCATAGCTGTTTGAGGCCGCGTCAACTATATCAAATAGTGGAGGCTGATTAACTGTTATCTTTTGTTGAGCTAACTTCCAAGCCTTAGTTTTATTACTATACCAGTATGTTTGGCTTTGATTTTTCAATCCTTGTTTTACCAATACAGTAGCGTTATCTGACGGCGAAGATATTTCAGTTAAATGTATTTGTCGACGAGTTTCTATATTAACAAAGCTAACTTGATATATTTTATTTTTAACTAACAAGTCAGTATCCGCAGTAAACAACACTCGATGTCCGGGTGCAAGAGCGGTACCGTCAATGTTGTATCCTAGAGATCCTTCAATGGTCGAGAATACATCCTTAGTGAATGTGTCAACTAGATCAACGTCGTCTACTGCTTTAGTACCAAAATTAAATAACTTTAAATTTGCTTCAAATTCAATAATAGGACGAACAGCTCGTGCTGTTTGATCCAATGATGGTGTTTTACCGTTAACTGTTGCGCTTTCTTCGATGACATCTTTATGAAACCATCGATTGTATCGTGCCCATGGGTTATGGTCTGCGCTGCCTCTATTAGAAAGAATATAATCAGTCTTACCAGCATATCCCTCAACGTCACTAAACGGCAATGTATCAAATGGAGTTGTATCAAATAATACTGCAACATTGCTTGTGAATGGAAACACTACTTCAAGCACTGCTTCGTTGACTAGTGTGATTGCTGTACCTACACCTTCTACATAATAGTTTCCGGTAGCATATTTTTCAGGAATAACTGTTCCACCAAATGCCACTTTCATACCGTTGCTCAACGGTGTTCCGTCAGCTAATACATAGTATTTTTTGCCTAATATATTTTGTTCAACATCAATTACAGTATTGTCTTCTAATGAAAATACTTGGATTACCCCGCTCAATGCCAGATCAGTTTCACTCTGATAATATAATATGCTAGGAGAGTTAGGAGGTAGCGTTACAGTTATTGTGCCGTCAACAACTCCGTACTTGTCAATTTGTGGTATTACATATCTGTCAGATGTTCCCAGTGTTGGTAGTAATTTAATACTGAACGGGTTGCCGGGACTTTTGATTTTAAATTTATATGTTTGTCCTCGATATAATCTAAGTACAGGATTACGAGTTAATCCGTTAGGTGTGAACAAGTATTGATTTCCGTCACCTGCTGATTCAACCGTTACATTATATGTACTGTCGATCTTTTGCTTTTGTCCATAGATTGTGATAAGGTCGGGACCATATGGCAACCAATAGTAGTTTTGAAAATTAACAAATTTATCCCAGTCGATATGAGGATTCCAACTGTAAAATTCTTGAGAGTTTAATCTAGCATGATTTGAAGTATTGCTTCCAAATACCCCTAGCTGATTAATATAGTCAATATAATCTTTAAAATAAGTTGTATTACCTAGTGTATCATTGACAACAAAACTAGGTTCAAACTGATAATTCTGTCGTTCTACTGTCAGAGCATTGATAAACACATCGCTGCCAACTGTGGCTTTTGAACTTTTACGACCAATGTATCCGTTAATCTTTTTAACAGTACCAGGTTGTACTAGCTGATCAACAGTTGCTTGTAAAAACTTCTTGTTAGAATCAGTTTTATAAAAATTTGGAAGAAAGTTTGCGGCTACGCTGTTTGATCCAGACGGGTTGATACTATCAGCCATTATTTAGATGCTCCATATGACGAACTAGTTATTACTTGTGTTGACGAGGCTGTTGACAACGCTGATCCAGTAACTGATTTAATGTTTCCTGATGTTATTCCTGAAATAATTTCAATATCAGATACAGTGGCGCCGTTGATGAATAGCTGATTACTTGGACATTTTATTTCAAATAGTCCTCCAAAGTAAACACCGCTTTCTCTTGGAACAACAATAAAATTTGTAACGTCAGGAGATAACTGGGTCATAATATATGTCGACAATTCAGAGAAATAAAAGGTGTCGCCAAAGTCCCAGTTGTCTAAACTAAAAAATTGATTAATTGCAGTTATAGTTCTTGCTTTAATATCATTATCGGAAACCACACTATTAGAATTTTTAGTAATTTTAAATATAGCTTGTAGATTTGTACTAGCAGTTGCTCCAAATAATATTCTATAGCTAACTGGATGATATATAATTTCATCGCTAATTGATTTAATTAAATTCAATGAAGGTGCAATAGTATCATGTAATTGATCAGAACTCGGTGGTAACGGCTCTGATATTGCGGCACCATTTAACCATTGTCTAAATTGTGTGTCATAATTTTTTGTTAGGACATAAATGTCAATTATATTACTTACTCCCGGATCAATTCTTGATTCATAATCTGCGCTATGTGTATATTGAAATTTTAAGTTGTCCCTGCCGACATATACTTTATAATCTAAATTAGGAACAAGTTGGCCTAATTTTAAATTTAACTTCTTAACAACATTTGATGTAACAAAATAAAAATATTGGCCGTCTGCATACTGAGTTAACGATCCAGTGTCTGATTCTTTTTGCTTAATAATTACAGTATTATTAGAATTATCCATGTATTGATAATCTTCCTGCCCAACAGATATCGAATATTTTTCTTGAATAATATATTTTGTAAGAGGCAATGTTAACGGATCTACAATATCTAAAAACAATTGCGGATTATCAACTACTCCGTTATTATCAGAATCAGCAAATGACACTGCTATTTTTTTATTATCTATATAACCGTCAATTCCGTTAATTTCAGAAACTACATCCCAATCTAAATCATAGGTAAATGCAGATGTATTATCAGGTTGAGTATTAACACTTAATATTTTAATTTTATCGCTAACTACAGTGTTTGATGTAACATCATAGATCTTTTCATTTGTATCAAAATAAAATCTAACTTGTGAATTGCTTTCAAAAACATACTGTAACTGTCGAGTAGTAACAGTATAGAATTCGTTATCAGTTGTGAATAATAATATCCAACTAGAATCTAATCCAAGGTTTGATGTGTTACCTTGATTAGTCAAACTAAAATTACTAGAGATATCTAAGTTAGATTCAAAAATAATTTGCCATGACTGCAATGTAGTATCATATCGTAACCCGAATGGTTTATTAGCAAATACTAAATCAATTATAGTTGTAATAAGTGTTGTATCAATTGAGGTAGATAGTTTTGGAATAATTTGAGATACTATAGCAGTTGATGGTACTACCCTATTTAGGACGATTGCTCCTTGTGGAGCTACTGCTGTGCCGTCGCCTGTAACAGATACCACTTCAGCCCATATATAAGTTATGCCGCCGGCAGGAACTATTCCGCTAGCAGGTATTGATGTTACTATATTCTTTTTCTTGGTATCAAAATATTTGCCTGCTGGCGCGGTAAATCTAACTAGCGACTGTGGCACCAAGTATGTTAGATCGTTAGTGGCGGCTGTTCCTACCTTGTACGGGGCACTTGAAGATGAGCCGAGATAACCTGTAGATGAGCTAGAGTCACTTGAAATACTAAACCAAGAAAATATCAAGCTAGGATTTGTTACTTTGGTATAATTTGCATAATAAAAATTTCTTAAATCAGGTTTTTTAAGAATTGGAAATATAGTATTATAGATAACACCCTCAATGTCTGTTCTAGTAGCATACTTAAATCGTGTATCAAAGCTGTAAGAGTTTTGATACAATATACCATCATCTGCAAACAAGTTTGTTGAGCTGTATTTGCCTGTTGGATCAGCTAGGTCAAAATATCTACTAATACCACTACTAGCTCTATTGATTGCTTTAACTTTTGCAACTTCTTGTGTTACAGACAACGGACTAATGTTATAATCCTCGCCAGTGATCATGCGATTTTGCGTATAGTATGTTTGTGGTGCATTGGTTTTAACATCTGCATTGGTTTCAGAAAGACTAGCATTTGACACAGAAGTGACTAGGTTTAATGAGATTGTTATTGTCTCAGGTGATCCTGTTACAGAAGTATATGGAATTGTTATTGATACGTTTCGAACATCTGCAGGGTTAATGGTATAATTTAATCCGTTGCTCACTCTGTAATAAGTTCTAAATGTACCTAACGGGAGAGTTCCAAAGGTACCGTCGCTAAAACTCAAGCTAATTGCATCGCCGGCTCTTGTGATAACACTATAGATATTTTTAATGTTTTTGCTGATGCTATTATAGATAATATTATTACCAGTAACTGACGAAACTTGTGTCCATGCCTCGGACTCAAGACCTTTTTGGTCAAGTCTATATAACCAAACATCATTATTATTAATATTCTGAGCATCTATATCTATTGATTCGTTACTAGTAGGTTGATCGATGACGAAAGATCCAACATTCAATGTGCCTTCTGTAAAATTAAAGAAAAATCCAGTACCGCTACTGCCTGCACCGTGGCCGTCATCTCTGTATATACAAGCCGGGTGGTTACCTATTTTAGGTGCCTCTTCGTATATAAATGACTTTCCACTAAATGTTGTACTAGTGATTTCAAAATTCATCTGACGGCCTGACACCATCTTAGTAAACGAATAGATCGGTAGATCAGTATTGCTGCCGCTAAATCGATATTGTCCTGTAGGAATACCGTAGATTGTTGCTTTGGCACTAGGGTTACCAAATTGTTGTGATGCAGGGAGTGCCGCATTCATAACTTTGATAAACTGGTCGTTCCAGTTAGTATTACTTGGGTCATTCCATGCAATTACCTGACCTGCTAGATTGCGGCCGTTGCTGTCAACTACTGTTTCTGTAGTTTGAATTGTATTAAACTTTAGCAATCCTTGTCCGGCAATATTGCGTTTAGCGTTGTAACTGATCAATCGTGCTAGGCGTAGTACACTATCACGGCGTTCGGCCAGTTCCAAAAAGTTTTCACGAGCATTTAAATCAACGCGGAAAGCTATGCTTTGGCCTAGGAACGCAATAAGGTCAATTAGGGCAAGGTATTCACTAGATTCAATGTAATCGTTAAAATCTTCAGGATAATTAGTACGCAGATACTCAATCATAGTTCTGCGTAAATTTTCAAAGTCGTAACTTTGGAAATCTGCATTGCGGAAACTTTGATATATTTTCTTCCAATCCTGATTAATTAACAGGTTGTTTTGTCTATCCGTTGAACTCATGATCTATCCTAGTGTACAGTATTTATTGAATAAAATTATATGCGTAGTTAATTACGCTACTAACAGGCCGTTGTCTTGGTCAAATCGTAATTGTATTTTTTGTTGCACATTATAGATTACATATGTTAGTGTAAATTCAATTTGTATTCCCTGGTCGTACGATGTGACTATAACACTTTCTGCTTGAACTCTAGGATCATAGTTAACAATCTCATTAACATTTTGCAAGATAAGATCTTTAATGTGGCCTGTTAGTGGTTCAAACAGCAGATCCCATATGATTGTTCCAAACTCGGGTTGCATAAGACGTTCGCCCTGACGGGTATAAAAGTGATTTAATAAATCTTGCTTAATCAGTTCATAGTCGTACAGGGCAAAGTTTTCTGTTGCTGTGCTAACAGTACTAAATCCACGATACATTTTAGTCGGAGATTGCTTAGTCGACTTAGTAGTGTTTGATGGTATTTTAATCTTTTTATATAAATTGGAATTTGATGCCATATGTTATCCTTAGTTCGCCGGTGGCGGTGGTGGGTCAAAAGTATCTGTCCCAGTGGTATATGAGTTATAATATTTTGGAACTAGTTGATTATCTGGATTTGCTGTGAAGCTAACTGATTCTGGATTTTCTCTATCTGTCGCACTTGTAGTCATAAACAATGGATCTAGATGCTCATGCTGAGGCCACGGTTCAATATTTGGTATCCGTTTCATAATACTAGAAATCTTATCGCCGGTGGCATTATAAACATTGTCAAAGGTACTTAATGCAGACGCAGTTGATGCGGCTGAAGCAACTGCTGTAACCGCTCCTATTCCGCCGCCACCTGGCAGAGAATAGTATGCGGCTGCATTTTGTGTAAGTTTTGCTCCGGCTTTAATATTAGTATCTGTACCGGACGTGAGATTAATTTTAGCAGAGCTTTTAATATTTGTAGCGCCAGTGGATGTAAAATTATTAAGTCCAGTTGTTTTAACTTGTAAACTGCCAGCTGTGGTTATAACTCCATTGGCACCTATAATTAAATTAAGATCAGTTTTAGATTCGACCTGTACACGACCTGCGGCAGCTTTCATGTTTATATTGCGGCCGGCCTCTATATTAACATCTCGATCAGCATAAAAATTCATATCTGCTTTTGTATGAACACTAATACTGTCTTTGGCAAATATATCAATTTTGCCGTCGCTAGATAATTCTATCCAAGTAGTACCTTTGGCGTTGCCAATGTAGATCAAGTCTTCAGAATTGTGTAATAATATTTGATGTCCTGTTCTAGTGCGCAATCTAATTAAATCATTATGCGGAATAGTTACATCGCCTGTAGGTACTGCATCTTTATCTAATGCTTCAATTGATTCATATTCTGGTGGTCCAGCATTTGCCGCTGTCTTGCGTATAAACTTATCATCGCCGTCATCCATGACAAATGTACTACCGCTCAATCGACTGGTGGCAGCATTTGGTACTCTGGCATCTGATTTGCCTGTAGGAGTGCGTGGAGCATTGACACGCTTGTCAATGGGGCCTGGAGTACTAATACCAAATACTTGACTAGGAAATTCTCTCCTTGCTGAACTGGTAGTAAGGCCCCGTATGTCATCTGCTAGCAATCCCTGGGCACTTAGCACGTCAGCAAATAAATGTTTAGGTTTTACAATCTGTGTTACTCTGTCAGATGTGTCGTGAACAGCTTTATTATATTCAGCAACAGGATATCTAGTATAGGTATCGCCGCCGAGGACATTGTTTGTGGCAGCTATTCCAGGAACCATAAAGTTCATATGTTCATCAGGAATAGATCCTAGATAATAACCTCTATCAGGTTCACCGTCAACAAATATACACAATATCAAAGATCCCACATCGGGCGGAATCATCCACATACCATAACTTTTTTGCGTGTTGTCGTAATTTCTTGGATCAAAGTCATTAGTCTCTTTTAAGCCGGTAGCTGATGTTCTTCCAAAAAATGGACTTAGGTACCTGACCTGACGTAGTTCTCCGCCGGCAGTGCTGTTGCCAGTTTCTCGCAAAATTTCAACCTCTAATAGCCCCATGTAGGTTGAATCTAAATAGCCAATAATCCTAGCTGTATACGGTCCGGGACTTGGTAATTTATTTTGTGAGGCAATTACCCTACCGCTTGATAGATTTCCCATTACATCTCATCCTCCCCGCCTTTGCCGCCGCGGGTATCAACCACCGGAGGATTTTTTGTACTAAACAGTTTTTCTCTTTCTTCAACTGCACTTAATTCTTGGCCTGGACGTCTAAAGCCGGTCAAGTTCTGTTTGAACGTACCACCAATAAATGAACTAGTTAAATCTGTTATGCAATAAATTCCGCTAAACATCGTAACCGGAGAAGATTTTGTGTTGCCGCTAAATTTATATAGTCCAGTATTTTGATTAACATCTATAGGAGTTCTAAAATTAACAAGTATATCAGTTTCTCCTGTTTGATAATTAACACTCCCGTCTCTGTTTATATTCTCGCCTATTGGTTGCGATGTATAATTTCCAAGACCACTTTGTGCAATCCAATATGGATCGCCTATAATATCCATGTCTAGATTATACATTTCATTTGGATTTGTCACACAGTCTTGAAATAATCTCGCGGCTCTAACAGCCGGAGTTTCTGCTCCCTGGCCGGCGCCGCCTAGTTTTGAAGTTGTGGTTGTTGTTCCCGCATATACAACTTGAGTTGGATTTGTACCAATTTTTTTGTCAGGATCATTGCCGGGAACCAGCGGTGCAGTTTGGCCGGCCGCTCCTTGATTGGAGCCTCCGGTATTACCAGCCGTTACTTTATCTCGAGTATAGGTCAAATTATCAGCTGCCATTATAGTAGAGAACCCTTGATTTATTTCAATATTAAATCGTATGATATCTACGTTTTTACCCGTATAGATGTATTGATACTGCTTTACAACAGTGGCTTTTAATGTGTCGTTATCAAATCCCGGAGGCTTGGTATTAGGCGGCATCATTCTACTAGCATGCACATGGTAGGGAATCACTCTATACACAAACAATTTAGGTTTGACTCCTGTACCCTTTTGTTCTTTACTATCTAAAATATAAACCTGTGTGTCAATTCTCCACCATTGGCGATATCCTTCTGCTGTAATGTTTTTAGAATCTAGTGCTTCACTGGAATAATCACTTACTAGTAGAACTTGATTTATAGCATTAGGTATATCAGTTTCTTGTGAAAATTTCATTTCTGCTAGAGAAGGATCTGTAGTTAAATTTCCACGAATCCAAGTACTTGATTGTGTGTTGTATACTAAATTTTCTTTACCTGTAACGGATGCACCTTTTCTTTTTTGATCAAAGCCTAATTTTGCCTTGCCAAGCGCATTTGAGTCGTCATCTTGTTGGACTAGGGTTTTGTTTATTGTACTTTCACTAACACCTAATTTTTTATATACATCAGTAGGATTCACAGAAACCGTTGCACTTGACGCAACTTCTTTAGTAACTGGTTTTGCAGGGCCCACTTCCGGTTCTCCAGTTGCAATCTCGTTAGGGAATAGTATTACAATCTGATCAGCAACTTCTACAACTTTTTTTGTAACCATTTCTTGTAGTCTATCATTTACAATTTTCTGTAAACTTTTTTCGCCGGTTTGCAATATTTCTCGTACAGTTCTACCGGCTGGAGATACATCGGTTTTAAATAATGAATTCTGCTCTAATAGTGCCGCGCCACATATTGCCATACAATCGCATTTGTAAACGCTGCCTTCCTCTGTTGCGGTCAAGGTTATGTTACTAAAGTAAAAAGGAATGAATCGACTAGTTCCAGGAACCTTGGACATTTTTCCTGTTTCTTTGTTACCTCTAAATTCAATAGTTAATAAGAAAGGAGCATCTCTCCAGTTATCATGTTTTTGTTGTTGGGCGGCGGTTTGACATGCAATCATAAACAATCCCATACTATACGGTTCTGTGATCGTGAATGAAAAGTTAGTTACGTTTGTATTATTGCTAGCTACTGCAAAACCTAGATTTTGTTGGAGTACTAGATTATCAATAAAAAAATCAAACTTTCCGTATGCTGTTTTAATTCTATTGTTTGGATCAGCATTGGCTGATTTACAAATCAATGCTTTGAGACGTTTTCCTGCCATGTACGTCTTATCAGGAAAATTAGCTTCTTCTTCACTTAGACATGCTAGTCCAATCGAATAGGTATAACTGGCATATGCATGCAACGGGTTAAGTAACGGAAACTTTGGTCCTTTAATTTTCTTGAAAAGATTGCCTACTCCTGAAAGTATACCTGTTGATGTATTGACTGTTCCGCTCATTCCTGAAGCGGGACCCCCGGGTGTAAATTTACTTACTGCGCCGCCAATAGAACTTATCGTTGCGGCAGCGGCATCAAACAATCCCATATTATAATCCTAGCACAGTTCTTAGACTGCTGTTTTTTGGAATGTAAATTTGTGTTCCGGGAACAAAATCAAAAATTGGATCTTGTAGCATGTCGAGATTGCGTTGGATAAAGACCCACC